ATTTAAATCAAGTTGCCATGTCACTGAATACTCGTCCTAGAAAGGCGTTAGATTGGCTTACACCATTAGAGAAATTTGCTCAGCTTGTTGATTATCATATGGCTTTTGAAACTGTCGCACCTCATGTTTGAATTCGCCATAGATCAGTCCGTCGTAGTCATCCATCACGCCAAAGGTCAGGTCATGCTTGTAACTATCCGGAATGATATTCCTGAAGTTAAACAGCATTACAGAGTTATCAGTTGGACGTTCAAAATAAAGCTTGAGCTTATTATTTTGCCGATATGCAGTACAAAATACGGCATCACAAAGATTGGTAACCAGCTCTTCAAAAGACAGGTTTGTATCATCAATAGTGGTACAGAACTCAGCCGCTAGTGGAGTACCAAAATAATCAACTACATCGTTATAAGTCCGATAGATGTTTTCAAGATCAATCTCATCGATCGAACGGCGGCCAATCTTGTCATCGAGTGCCATAGATACCAAAGCATCAGCAAAGCTAGACGTTGGATATAGCTCTGTCGTCATTGCCCCGTTTTTATAAGTCGGCAACATTCGCTGAAGATCAAAATTGATCTTGCGGGACTTAACAGATAAAGCTCCAGTGGTTGCATAAGTACGCGCACGAAAAACCGTTTCATGCTCATACACTGTGCTTTGCAAAGGATAAGCACCGTAAAGCGCCTGCCACTTTACTTCATCAACAACTGTTGTAACTGCCGGAGTCGGAGTTAAACGGCGTGCACGGACACTACAACGCCCCTGAAACGTGACCATATCAAGTGTTGCGCCAACGGTCTGACGTGACTTTGCCGAACCTTTCAAAATAATCTGCTTCAGCATCGGATTACCAATCGCTGCACCAGATTCATTTACCGGTGTTACTTCAACTTCAATCGTGACGTTAACAGCGGCCTGATTCCCACCTGAAGAAACGGTATAAAGTCCATTGGTGGCCACAAAATTACACAGCACCCGGCTACGTTCAACATTGTCCAGAATGAATGGACCAATCCATTTTTCACCTATTGAACTGATCTTTGGTGACAAAGCTGCAGTTTGTTGGTTATTTAACTCTTTAAGCTTTAACCAGTTAGCATTAACGGCCGCCGGATTTGATAACGTCATTCGATCATCAGCTACCGATAGAACACTGTAAGTGCCGTTTAAATCATAAGTCTGGCCGTTAAACGTGAATGAAGCATTGGTGATTTCTACGCGGTCATTACTTACAAACTTAGTGGTTAAATCCGTATTGTTTGCAGATGCCCGAAGGATCTCGTTTGGATATGCAAAATGAAGATAGTTGGTACCTTCTAAAGATTGTGTATCAGCAGGACGTAAAACTTGGCCATTAACAGAAGTTTGATGCTGAACCGTTAAGAGTGGAGTTGTAATTTCGGTACCAAGCGAGAAATATGGCTCACCCGAGACAATATCGACACCCGGTCGATAGACTTCTACCGATGCACCGGCAATATCGACAATATTGGTTTCACCGTCATAAGCTCCATTGATTTTATAGTGTCCACGACCAATACAGCCCACTACATGCTCAACTTCAACGTTGTTTTCATATACCTTGTAAGGTACTGCGATTAGGTCGGGAGTATTCCACCCAGCTCCATAGTTATCAGCAATACGACCATTCACCCGGATCTTGTTTTCACGGTTAGAAAGTTCATTGTTTGCTGAAGAAGACTGGTTAGTATTTTGAGTCGTTTGTGCTATTGATGGCGTCGGCATTAAAAATGCGATCGCAATACTAATCACAATCGAAACAATAGCCGCGACCCATTTAGGGTTCTCAACTACGATAAAAGTGCCCGGTAAGAAATCAAGCTGCTTTAAGTCATATGCATTCTTCGGTGTGACTTCATTCGCAAATGAAATTTCGGCATGATCCATATTGCTTGTAGTATGAAAGATACGCACATGTTCAGGCATATGTTCATATTTTGAAGTGAGCCATTGCCCAATGGTTTGAGCCTGTTCAATTGTCTTTTCTTCAGACAAAGCATCTTTTTTATAAATAACTTTAATCATAATAACTGACCCGATTAAACCCCATTCCCATCACGACCTCTTCAGGCAAATAAGTGACTCCGCTTTCCATGAGGTGAAGAATCTTTTGCCCACGAAAAAGCCCCACATGCGGGGGCTTATTTCTTTGTCTGGGATGGAAGGCGACTATGCAGCCTTCCTTGGGCATGGGCAGCGGATTTAAAAGTTTTAACCGTGAAGATAAAAAAGTAATTTTGCCCTTAGGCTGCATAAAGAGTTCAAGCGCTTCCGCCCGATCTATACCGTATAGGTCCATTGCAGCTTCATGAACAAAGTGAACACAATTGTAGTGTTCATCGTCATATTGCCTATCGAGCAAATGATCGTGACTTTTCATATAGCCCCCTTCAAGCCACTAAAGCGATCCAGTGCAAAGATATCTCCGGTTTTAGTGGTATTTAATCGCGGCGATTCAGCCTTGAATGTCACAGCCTTATGGTTCATGGCAACACTGGAGAGTTGCAGTCCAAGTAAATAAAATATTGGAGAGTTCAGATTGTCTGAACTGTAAATCCGGTAATTTACGGTTGGCTTTACATCTGGATATTGCCCTTCGATTACCCGTTCAAACTCATCAGGCATCACATCACCTAGACCAGAGATAGAAACGGTTAATGTCTGGTCCAGATCACCAAGCATTCCGGATCTTTGAATAGATGCTGGCAAAAATTCATAATAGACCTGACCGGATCCCTCCTTATGTTGAACATAAACACCTCGGTCATCATTACGGACTATTCGGTATGTATTCATAAAAGAAGGATGAGAAAGCTCAATACACTCCAGTTGATAGACATCAACTTTCCGATTGAAAAAGAATTTGGCATATTCGTTATCCATTAGACCTCCCAATCCTTAATCAAAGCTATATCGGCCGTAAGGTTAGGCTGGTTTTGAACAACTTCGAGCTGTGCATTTACCCGGTAAAGGTTGCCATTCACTTCATTGGTCTTGAACGAGTTCGGAATGAAGTTACACAGGTATTGCTGACGTGCTCCCTGATCAATCACCAGATCCGCATAAAATGAAGCTGGCTTATTCTGATAGATCCGCCAGAAGGCCATCATTTTATTGAAATCGGTTTTACTTAAATTCCAGTTCACATCAACAATGTGGCTATTACGTTTTACATCGATGTAATAGCGACCACGTCCGCCATCCATCTGCTGACGTTTCACATCATCACCTGGTGTTACGCCATAGCCGCTGGTCTGGGGATTTAGCTTTAACTTGTACATAACTTTCCTTCAGGCAATAAAAAACCGACCTTTAATTAGGTCGGTTCTTAATATTCAAATTGATTTATTTTAATAATAGCCATGCAACGCCTCCTAAAGCACTTATCAAAACTGAGATTGCAATAATAAGTAATGCATAACTTTGGATCTTACCTACATAATCAGCACCAGATTCGCTCATTTTTCCATCTACCTTTAAATGTGATTTTGATGTATGATTTGTCATATAGAGATTTCTCCTCTTAACTTTGATCGGTTGAGTTGAATTGAAAACCTCAGTGCGCCAACACTGGGGTTTTTGCTTTTTGGAACTTTATAAATTTCCAACCTGTTTATCCTCATGCGGTTTTTCCGCATACAGACATAAAAAAACCACCCGAAGGTGGTCATTTCATAATATTGGCTGTCAATGGGTTTTAGAAGTAGATGTAGGTTTAAGGTGTCAACAGCTCTTGCCCTTCTATAAGGGTAGCGTTAAATTATCCCTGCCTGTGCTTGTGCGTATCGAGTTGCTGCCGCAGTTGCTCCAAATTTAGCTTGGGTTTCTGCATTTGTTGCTCGCACATTCGCGAGATGAGCTTTTGCTGCATTCAAAGCAGCGGTAGCTTCTGCATATTCTGCTTGAGCATTTAATACAGATGCTTGGCGGCTCGCTAAAGTTGAAGCCATTCCCTCTTTAATAGCAGCGCTCTTAATCAAAATTGCACGAGTTATATAACCAATACCAACGACCAAAGCCCCATCAGCAATTAAATCTAAATTACTTGCAAGAGTTTGAACTGATCCAGCTAATACCTGTGCCGCACCACTTCCCTTACCTGCTTCGCCAACAAATTTTGTGATCTCGTTGTTTAGGAGTGTGAGAGACTGCCCGATTGTGATATCTGTTTTAGCAAAAAGAGCATCAACATCAGATTCTACATTTCTAAGCGCTTTTACAATTTCTTGTGAAGTAATTTTTCCTTCAGCCGCAACTGAACGCAACTCTCCTACGGTGATCCCCATACCTTTAGCAATAGCCTTTGCTAGAGCTGGTGTTTGTTCCATAACTGAGTTGAGTTCTTCACCACGTAATGTACCGCTTGCCAAAGCCTGCCCGAATTGAACTAAAGCTGCATCAGCTGCTTCTGCACTTGCACCACTGATCGCAACTGCTTTTGATACTGTTTCAGTTAGTCGAGCAGTGTCATCCATAGTTAAATTCAGTGTTTTAGCATTATCACTAAAACGTTGATATACCTGTAACACAGAATCCCAAGCTGAATAGGTTTTTTGAGCAATTCGGAAAGTGTCTTCCGTAGCCTTGTTTAACTCAGCTTGATTGTTAGTGACTAACTTAAGGCGATTTTGTAATCCAGTATATGTATCCATCTTTGAAATGGCTGAACCTACTGTTAATAAACCAGCCATGTGTCCAGCTAAAGCTCTGGTGGCTACAGACAAGCTGTCCATAGACTTAGATGCAAATTCACCTTTACGTTCAATGCTAACAAGTTCATTGCCTAGATTACGCGCATTACGTTCAGCATTTTGCGAATCAATAACAATGACCAAACGGGATTCTTGTGCCATTTTACTTTCCTCTAGGCAATAAAAAACCCACTCAATGAGTGGGTAGTTCTTTTTAAGTTAAATATAATTACCAAGCAGGGTAGTTAAACCAATTTTAAAAAGCACCCTAGGGTGCTTTTTATACAAGATATTATTTATTCTCATGGTAACGAAGAATACTAGCTACTTTTTGAAATAAGTAGCCTGCAAGGAATCCATTAAATATAATTCCGATTCCTGTTGCTATCATAACTCCAGACCAAACCGTTTCTTTACCATAGTAAGAAGCTACTTCAATTCGACCAAATGCAAGAATAAATAAAAAACCTGCGATAAAGCCGAGAGCTATTAACACCCACCCGATAGCATTACAAACTTCACTTTCTCTCATTGGTTTATATTGTGGTGCACTCATCTTAATCTACCTTGTTAAAGTTCTTCAAAACTTTGTAAGTAATATCTTGATTAGTGGCATCAATTACTTCCAATAAAGCACCTTTATAACCTATTTGCTTAGATTGGCTTAAATCATATTCAACATCATTATTGAATGCAGGACGTGCTTGATTACTTGAGAATTCACGGTACCCGACATTAATTTTATTTCCAAATTTTCCACTATAAATTAATGTTTGTTGGAAGGAATTATCTGATGCAATTGCTACTGTCTTCATAGTAGCTTGATGTTTATCAGTACAGTTTTTTGCATTAAATACTGTTACTACACAGAGCTTACCTTCAGTATCTAACATAACTACTTTAAATGGGTCAGCTAAAGGGTTTTTCTGAACCATCCCCCCACCACTGACAGTGTTGAATGGCTGAAAATATTGCCCTTTTTCATTTTTGCCTGTTTTTAAGTAAATGCCTGAAGTAAGTGAATAAGCAAAACTAATTTTAATATTTTCAGGGACGTTTAGAACTTCACGATCAACCACCATTCCCTGTTCAAGCATTTGATCCCCTACAAATGCTTTATTAACTGATCCAATTGGCGGTTTGCTTATATTTTTAGGTATAGCTTGATAATTATAGGCTGGAGTAGCGCACCCCACCAACCCAAGACCAATTAAACCCGCAGCCAATATTTTTTTCATGAATTTCACCGTTTGTTATAAAGTGTACTAACTTTAACAAACTGGTTACTAAATGTCACATAAAGGAAAACCACCCGAAGGTGGTCTTTTAAATCAGGCTATGCATGTAAAAGTTTTTCAGCACCAGCAGCCAAGAAAGCCGATCGAGTAGTATATCTCTTACCTTTACCTACATTCTCATCAATTTTACGAATCAAACGGCTTGGTAAAGTAACATTGATTTTTTCTGGTTTACCCAGATAACGACTAACATCAACTTCGGTAACCGCCCAGATCATTCCTTTATATTCAGGATCATCGACAAATTTAACTAGTTCGGAAGCTAATGGGATTTCCTCACCATCTTCAGCCAATATTTCTAAATGGCCTGAAATAGCTTCTTTAACATTCTCAATAGCTTCTTCAAGTGTGTCACCAGCACTAAAACAACCTGGAATATCAGGAACAGTGACACCAAATGCCTCAGTATCTGATCCTCGTTCAATTGCAATT